AAAGAGAATATCCCCCTTAATGCGCACTCCCGCACAGTGCGGGAGAAATAAAAAAATATCCCCCGGCCTAGCCGGGGGTATTTCTTAGACGGGCGAAGCCCTATGTTACCAGCCACGCCTCATGCGGCGTTGGTACGATCTGACATCTGCATAGGCTTGTTACCAGCAGCCCGTAAACGGGCTTAGAAGTTGCCCATCGTCAGTTGTTCGCCCATCCTATCTTCCTCTAATTGATTCCGGATGTACTCTTCTATTTTCTTCGCATTCTTCCCCACGGTGTCCACGTAGTATCCGCGACACCAAAATTCGCGGTTTCTGTACTTGTACTTGAGATTTGGGAACTGTTCGTAGATCATCAGCGAGCTTTTGCCTTTCAGGTATCCCACAAAGCTCGAAACCGCAATTTTGGGCGGGATCTCAAGGAGCATGTGAATATGATCCGGACATACTTCCGCCTCTACGATATTCACCTTTTTCCATTCGCATAACTGCCGCAGTATTTTCCCAATCTCCCTGCGTTTTTCGCCGAAGAACACTTTGCGCCGATACTTCGGCGCAAATACGATGTGGTATTTGCAATTCCACTTCGTATGCGCTAAACTGTTCGTGTCATTCATTCTTGAGTGACCTCCCTTTGTTTTGTAGTTTGCAGTTGCCAGACCGCATCTCTACTATAACAGAGGGAGTTTTATTTTTCCTCATCGGCAGCAGCCTCTTTTGAACCACTCGCCCAGCGAGTGGTTTTCGGGATACAAAAAGAAGTCTGAAACCTTACGGTTTCAGACTTCTCAGTGGCAGCGGGAGAAGGATTCGAATTCGATGGTAGGTGTAAAATGCTGTAAATGCGCGTAAAGAAATTCCTGTGTTTTCTAGGCTTTCCGGATTTTGGCGTAAAATGTTGTAAAGCCTTGTAAAAGCTGTTTGGGGTAAACTTAGGGGTCAAAAATAGGCTTCTTTGTCCCTTACAAATGACCCTGCTTTTGTCTTTCCATCCGCTATTCTTCTTTGAAATTCGGATGTCTATATAAGACTACTGTTTCTCCGTTCTCAATCTTTTCTTTTTTCAAAACTGTGAGCATTGATTGGTTTTCCATATAGTCAGTATTTTCTTTTGCAAACGCAGACTTGCAATAATGCTGCTGTTCGTCTTTTTCATCTATGAATACAAAATATGTTTCTCCTGACCGCTCGTTTTTTATGATAAAGTCTGCATCGATTTGGCTATTCCCTCGTACTTTTTGAGGATTGAACTGTGCAATTAAAAAATCACCTTCCAGTGTCTCTTTCAGGCCAATAATTGCATCTAATCGGCCTTTGATCCTTTCCCAATTCCGCCCGTTTTCAATTCTCCTGCCGTCCATTCTTCCATTCAGTAGTGCTGGAATCAGCTTTTCGCCATAGTATTCTGATATACGGATCCCAAAATCAACGTCCCGGGCATACTGCATTCCCGACAAGTGGGGAAAGTCCTCAAAAGCAAACTTTAGCCGAATATGGAACGCCTTGCCACGTCTGCCGGTTACAATGTGATATTCAGTTTTGCTCAATCGTTCCCATTCCTGAGCAGCCTTTACAAGTAGACACATTTCGACATTTCCCCTAAAAAAAGCGGAACTCTGAATCCAGAGCTCCGCAACAGCGTTTTCTTTCGGGTTTACCCCTACATCAGCCTGTGGAAACCGCTTAACCCTAATACAAGACTCCACAAGTGTACGGATGCTGACCCCATCACTTGCTTCAACGTCACGGCAGACAATCATGTTGTTGCCTACTTAGAGTATATGCACTTCTGCCTATTTTGTCAATGAGAATTCACGAAATTTCTTTATCTCAGACAGCCTCATCGCAATATATGCAACAAGAGCGGAGGAATCGCCCTCCGCTCTTCGCTTTTATTTAGATCGACGCCACCGCTCAAAACGCCGATCTTCTATTTTGCAATGGCATAGCTTTCAGTATTCTTTAGCGGCAAAAATCAGAACGTAACTCCGCGTTCTGCACAGAGGTCTTTCAAAAGTGCTACCGCTTTGTCAAGCCCCATAGCATGATCATGGATATCGTTGTTTGACGGATAGACCAGGCAATTAGAGCGATAGTCTAAAACCTGGTATCCAACGATTCGTTCACCATCCAAAGTGTGAACATAGCCCCAACCATCGTGATTATACCGCTGATAACCTTTCTGGAATGAATAACCGGCCTCGTTAGCCTTTTTTCTCAATGTGGAAAGTGAATACTGCATAAGCAAACCTCCTGAAATTTATGGTTTGAGCAGTGTGCTTATGTTGTGGTCTGTTGTTTTATAGTGTTTATACGCTATGCCATCTTGCAAACGTCCTATAAATGCCCCTCAGAGGCTGCAGGAGCGCTTTCGTCACGCTCTATGGCTTCGTCTATGGCTCGGTTGATAAAGCCGTTCACGCTCTCGCTGTGGGCTTCTGCGTGGGCTTTGATAATATCTTTCTTACCCTTTGGAAAACGAACAAGCACCTTATCATAGGCCTTATCTTCGTAACGCTTAATGCTTTCGTAGCTATTTTTTCCGCCCAATAGCAACACCTCCTTGTTAGTTTATTATACATTTTATTGCGTTAGATATCTATATGCAAATAGCACAAGTATATACCGATATCTTTATGCTAAATGCCATCTTGCATATAGCTATCTATATGCTATAATACAACCATGCAAGACAGTGAACCTGATCCGAGCATAAGAAAAAGCCCTCTGCATCACCGCCGACCAAAGCCGAATGCAGAGAGCCACCAACCACCACAGGAGGATTGACAAGGAGGCCACAAAATGGATGCACAAACCCAGCTAGTAGCAGAACTTTATAAAACGCTCAATGATGCGCAAAAACAGGAAGTCTGTAACATGATTGATACTTTACTAAGTCAGCAATTAAAGGATCAACAATCGCTTGATTCTCATTCCGCTGCTACGGAAAATCAAGATAGCATCGCATGAGAAAGGCTCCATGTCCCAGCCGACCAAAGCAAGACACGGAGCCACCACCAACCACCACAGGGAGACCGGTATCGATATTATACCGACCTCCCGCCGAGAAAACAAGGAGGAAATATGAGTTATTTATCTGAGCTTACCGCACATGAGCGCCTAACTGTCGACAATGCAACGCTCGACATGTTTACCGCTTTCGAAAACGGATCAGACTTGATCTATGATATTTGGGAGCAGTATTTTTCTGATAGGGAGCGAAAAAATATCGAATCGAGAGACTTAGAATTCATTGGTCGCATCCTGTATTCTGTCTACGATAGAATGGCAAACGCCATCCGCGACTATCACTTGATGCTCGGGCACTATGACGCACCGGGCGTGCAGTGCTTTTTAGACACAGCGAAACGCGCTCAACTGACGATAGATGCTGTAAAAGCGAGCGAACACGCGCGGAATGAAATGCGAACAGCGGCTTATGATCTCGACGATGCAGATGCAATTAAACTTCTGACAGGTAAGGGGGCAAGCGCATGAAGCTTCTCTACTGCGCCCGCTGCACCACGCCGCTGATGAGTGCGGCCACGGTGCATATTTGCCCGTGCTGCGGGGCTGCATACCGTCAGCGCGGCACGCGCTTTTCCTTTGTCGCTGATCTGTCTGGCGTATCCGTCAAAGAGCTGATGCAAAGCATGGAGGTCACGCTATGAACGCTAATGATAGATTCTACCCGGTCGTGCAAACGCCGGTCGGAAAGGTGCTGCTCATAGGCGCTACCATGACCGTCGAGCGCGAACGTGAGCTTTTCGGAAAGAAGGTGCTCCCGAATGAGCACAGATGAATGCATTCGAGCGCATGATCTGATCAACACGCCGCTTTCCCATGTATGCGCGCCAAAGTGTACAGTAGCCCGTAGAGTCCGCCGAAGAGTAGCAAAGAATACAGTGTGTGAGTACAGCGAAAGCTGTTTCACCTGTCCTTTATCGGACTGCAAACAGACTGTTGTCAAATGCTTAACGGTCAACCGTTTGCCGATAGATCCTCTCATGTAACGCAGAAAGCCCACAGGAACACTCCTGTGGGCTTTTGCTTTTCCGGTGCTTATTGTAATTCTCGCAGTGTTACCGTGCGTCTTGCAAGCCGGCAGGGGGCTGCAACACCTTCTTGTTTTGAAGCCGCCCTTTACTCCGCCGTCTGCAGCTCCACAATCTGATGGATCACTCGTTCCAGACGGTCGAGCACGATATCATAGCCGAAGATAAGCATTTGCAGTCTCCTTTCCTGTTAGTACAGCAGCACGGGCTTACCCGCCGCGCGTGTCATGTTGTTGATGTTGGGGACGACCACGCGGGCAAGCGTCTTACCATCCACAACGAGGTTCACATTGATGGGCTCGCGGCTACCCTGTGCCATCGCCTCCATAACGGCCTGCTTGATGGTCGAAAGCGGCGCTTCGACGTTCGTTCCGCTCTTCTGGTCGCCCAGCACGGCAAGAAACTTTCGGTTCGGCGGGATGACCGCACCGCTCGCAAGCGCTGGGATCTCGTTATACACAGGCGCATTGCCGTCTAAGTTCTGCGCCGCCACCCGACGGCTGCGCGTTGGGGTCTTTGTTGATACGCGCGTGCCGGTAAAGCCGGACGTTGCCTTTCTGACTTTGGAATCGTCCACACTGTCGACGAAGAATTTCAGCGCAAGACCGATCGCCGCCGAGATAATGAACGCCGTACCGGCGCTGACGATACCAAGCGCTGCAAGGCCAACGCCAAGAACACCGGCCAGCAGTCCAAGAAGTACGCTGCGCCCGATGCTGACAAGCCGCTGCGTGCCCTTCTTCGGGTCTTTGCGGACGCTGTAAATGCTCAGTCCGAGAATCAGGCCTAATCCCATGCCGACGACTGTACCGACGCCCGGCGTCACGATAGAGCCGATAACAGCGCCAAGCAGCGCGCACAGCACGACGATCAGCTCGGAAAGAAGCTGCGATTTGCCGCCGTGTTCCTCGTCCCCCTCTGCAAAGCCGGTGAGATAGAGGCCGAGGATCGCGCCCAGGCTGAAACCAGCCACGCCGCCGGTGATGCCAAGAAACACGCTGCCAAGCAGCGCACCGAGCAAAGCCGTGATGACCACGATCCACGCATCCTCTGCGTCCATCTCGGTTTTCCATGTTTCGGGGTCAAGGCCCACAAGGTACAGCCCCAGCAGCACACCGAGGGATAAACCGATGACGCCGCCCGTGATGCCGCCGAACGCCGCGCCGAGCGTTGCACCGAGCAGCGCCGTTAAAACGGTCAGCCATGTTGCCTTGCTCTTGGGGATAACTTTCTTGTCAAAGCTCCATTTGAGGTCATCCACGACGATCTCAAGCCCCGCGCGGATGGTCTTAAAGATATCGTTGATCTTCTGGAACACCTTGTCGAGCTTTTCCATCATGGGGCCTTCGTCAAAATCAAAGTCCGGCGCAATGGCGGATGCTCCGCCGCCACCGTCGCCAACGGACGTTGTCGTGCTGAGTTTGTTGATCTCATCGAACGCCGCGAGCGCGTCTGTCGCTTCCTTTGCCGCCTTGCCGGTCGCGTCAATGGCGGCGGCCTCTTTGTAGAGGTTTTTGCCCGATGCCTCCATGCTCTTCTTTGACTTACCGCTCAGAATCGAAATGATCGTCACGATCTCCGACACAATGGCCGCAAGCAGATTCATTAGCCACGTCAGCGCCGGAATGAGTACGTCCATCAAAGGCGCGGCCAGCGTCAGCAGCGCACCTTTGAGGCGGGCAAAAGCGTCGGATGCCTCTGCGCTGGTCTCAATAGCCGCCTTGATCTGCTTGCGCAGCGCCATGAGCGCCGCCGTGATGACTGAGAACACAAGCATAGAGCGCGCTAAACTCTTGACCTGATCTCTGAAACGCGCGGCATACTGGCCCGCTTTGGCAAGCGCGGAATTCTCCGCCTCGCGCTCCCTGCGTTCCTGCTCCGTATTAGCGATCAACTCACCGGCGGTTACTTTCGCCTTATCGAGCCTTGCCGTCATGCTGTCGATGTTGGCGGTCGTCTCTTCGTAAGCCGCCGAAAGCGTTTTGACCTCCTTCGTCTGCGTGTGCAAAAGCTCCTCCTGCTGTTTGAGCTCCGCCTCCGCAGCGGCGCGGCGGTCGAGCACTTGCGTCTGATACTCGTTCTGTGTAAAGCCCTGTTTTTGGATCCATTCGCGGTCGTTCAGCCGTTCGACTTCCTTTCGCAGCATCTTCACGCGTTCCTCAGTAGCTTTCGCTGCCTGAGATGCGGCGTCAAGCTGCTTTTCAAGGTTCATCTTATTGCCCGTTTCCTTTTCAAGCTTGCTGTTCAGTTCGGATATCTCGTCACGCAGCTTGCTCAGTTTCTTTTGTGCTTTGGTCGAATCCAAATCACAAGAGAAAATCACACTGCCGTCAGCATTTGCCATTTGATCACTCCTTCCCCAATTTCAACCAAGTCGAAATGGTGGTCTCTTCTTCCTGGCTGAGCTTATTTTTTATGTTCACGAGGTCGCTGTTGCGGCGGTACCATTCGCGTTCGTCCTTTTCGAGCGTCTTTCCTCGTGCTTTTTTGTCTCTGATGCGCACGACCTGAGCAAAGGTGCAGTCCCCGAGATTGTTATACGCACCGAGGAACGTCCACCAATGGACGCCCCCGGTGTTGGTCTCCGCATCATAAGGGATTCCGCGGATATCCCGTCCGAATATCCGGTTGATGGGCGGGAGGATCAACGGATAATCCTGCTCCCAATCGACCAACTTCGGCGATTTCTTCTTATCCTGCTCTTTGCCGCCGTTCTGGAACCATGTAAAACGGTCTACAGCTTCCTGCAAATGCTGCGGCGGGATATCCTCAGGCGAGACATAGAACATCTGCAAGATGCCCTCTGCGCGGTCAGTGCCGCTCAAATCAGGATCACTCAGCATTACGAAGATATCGAGAATTACGCGAAAATCTGTGCGTATCTCATAACTCACTCCGCCGATCTCGACGGAGACAGGCAAGCCCCAATTCATCGGCGATACTTTGCCGTGTACTTCTGAATGCGCGGATTCGTGGCTTTCTGCTCACGAGCAAAGGCGCTGTCTGTCTCATCCATCAGCGCAAGCAGGAAATTTACCCATACGTTCAGGCCGTCTGCCAGCGCATAAAGGTTCATGCTGCCAAAGATGCTGTCACACACCGGCTCTTCAAAAAGACCGTCAATGATCTCGCGCATCTCCTTGTCGCGGCGGTCGGCAATGTTGAAAATCTCAACGCGGTCGCCGCACTTCTGCACCTCATCTGCGTATTTCTCCTGTTTCTTGTCCAGCGTATCAAATGCGTTGTAAAGACGCTGGATAAACGTGCCGTCAGTCGGGTTGAATCGAATGATCACATCACCCTTAATGCCGTGCACGGTGTATTCCTGCACACCGTTCGCAAAACTAAGTTCCATATTTATCTCTCCTTAAATTTGTTTTCAGGAAGCTTTGTATCAGAATGTTGATCTCTGCCGCTTATCGAAAATCAGAAGTTCTCCACGGCCTCGCCCGCGAGATCGTCCCATTTTTCGCTCATGCTGACAATTACACCGGGCGATTTGCGCCGGTAGCCGTCCCCGTCGCCGCAACTGTCAGAAATTGCCGAAATGCTGTCCCATGCCCGCATGACTGCGCCCTCCCCGCTCTGGCAGTCAAGAGCGATAGCGTTAAGGGCTGCGGCCTCTCGGCGGCTGTCCGTAGTCTTTGCGGCTTCGGCTGCGTAGTGACCAACTAACTTTAACATGGTGTGGTTGCTGTCAAATCTCTCCATGAACGCGGAGTAATCAGCCGAGGAAAGAACGCCGGTTTTCATCAGCTCAAGGGCGTTATTGTCGATTGCGTCAGGGTTTGCAATATTGGCGGCGCGCACTGCCTGTTCCAGCTCGGCGCGGATCGTGCGGCGCGTGGCCTTGAAGTTGTCCCAAACGCGGGCGCTCACCTCGTTAAAAATGGCTTCTGCGTCATGCAGCTTTAGCGCTGCGCGGGTTGTTCTAACCTGCTTTTCCTCGGCGCTGTCTCCGGGCTTCCATGCGTTAGCGTCACGGTTGGCCTGCTGCGCCTCTTGGAGTGCGCGGAAAGCGGTGTTGTATTCGCTGCGGGCTTCTTTGAAAGCTGTATCGAGCTTTCGGGCATAAATGTTAAATTCGCTCATGGTGTAAATTATCCTTTCTTTTTCATGCGCTGCCGCGCTGTTTTTTTTAAAGGTCGATAATGATAACGCTTTCGCAGTCTGATAAATAATCTCGTGCTGCCTGTTCCGTCTGAAACACCTTTGCAGGGCTTTGCGGCGCTCTGCAAGCCGCCCACGCGCCATTTTCAAGCAATAGCATAATTGCTACGCCCGTTTGCTTCTGCGCTACAATCGCCTGTAAAGAGGCAAGGCGGGCTTTAATGCTGTTATTCAAGGGCTTTACCTCCGATCTCGTCACTCTCAAGCGTTGGCAATTCCAGCCTGCCGCGCCCAATGGCTTCGTCAAGCATCTGATAGAGGGAAAGGCTCAACGGGTCTACGCCCTCTACCGGGTGCGGGTAAAGGACAATGCACTTGCCATCATGGGTAAATGCGCCGTGCTGCATCAGGTAGTTAAACGGATCTTCTTTTGTGTGATATTCGCCGCCGCCCTCGACGACAAAAGTAGTTTCATCGGCTGACAGCGATTTGAGATATTCCCGCAGCGCCGCAAGGCGGATATCAAAATTTTTCTTCATCGCTGTTCCTGCTCCCTTCGCCATGCTTCAAGCTCGTCAAGCTGCTGCATGATGTCTGTGATCTCCGTGTACTTCACCGTCTGCCGTAAAATCTCTGCCGCGGCACTCACGCGGGTCTGTGCGGGCGCGTCTGCATCCTGCATGATCGTTGCCAGCGTATCCGCCGCGGCGTGCGCCCGCTCCTGCAGCACGTTACGCGCCGCTTCGGTTCGCTCGCGCCGTGCCTCGTTATACTTCTGCATAAACTCCGCGTCACGTTTTCGGCGATAGATCGTCTGCTCGTTGATCTCGAGCTTTGCCGCCGCGCTCCGCACTGTCGCGGAGATCAGCAGCGCTTCAATAATGGTCTCATCTCTGATTTTCTTTGACAAAGTTTGAAAAGCCCCCTTTCCGGCTTTGTTTTTTCTGACGTTGCATCGTTCTTTCAGCGGTAAAATTCCACTAACGGCTTTCGAATGCGCGGATGCCGCAAGACTCGCAGCGCTTCCCGCCTCAACTTTGGGTCTGGCTTTCGTCCGAACCAGAATTCACCGATGATCGCGTCGCGCTGTGCATCCGGCAGTTGTGCAAGTGCCGCTTGCACAGCCTGTCGAAAATCCCGTTGTTCGACGTCCTCAAAGGCCTCTTCTGCTGCTTCATCTGAGATTGTGTCAGCAAGCGTCAGGTCGCTGTCCTCGTCGCCTATCGGCTCGTCCATCGACCGACAAACAGTGTTGATGGGGTCACATCGCGTCCGCTGTGTTCGCTGCCCGCAGGATTCTGTGAACTCCGCCTTAAGCTTAATGCCGTACAGCGTGAGAAATTCACCCTTGTTCACATCCCATGTCGGCAGCGTGTCCATGAGGGCGATAAAGGCCACTTGCAGAAGGTCGTTTTCCTCGACACCTGCGCGGCCTTCCATTGCCCGCGTCCACCTCAAGGCCTGCTGCCACGCGAAGCGTTCAACCGCCGCCCAAAGTCTCAGAATGTCCGCCTTGCCTGCCTGTACCGCTGCTGCAATTTCGCTTGTTCGCTTATCCTGTGTGTCAAGTGCTTTCGCTTGCATATCTTCTCCTCCTATGGTAAAATCAAAATTGACAAATCGGATTCACCACAAGAGACGCTCTCCCCATTTGGGGAGGGCCTTTTTTATAATCGAAAATGACGGTTCATTGCCCGCTCAAACTTATCACGGTCATCAGCAGGCAAAAGCGGAATTACACGGTGCTGCATTTCGTCACGCTGGCGGTAGCGCTCACGCTTCCGGCGTGCCGGTTTGATTTTCGCTAAAATGCTGGCCGCGGCCTCAATATTCATGCTGTAACCCTCCCTGTGACCTTGTAGAAGGTCGCGTCAACGTGACCAGTCGCGCCGCGTCGGTTTTTATCGAGCCACAACTCCAACAAAGATGGCGATTCCATGCGCTCACCTGTCTCACACGGCGGATTGTGCAGCAGCGTCACCGTATCCGCGTCCTGCTCGATAGCGCCGCTCTCGCGTAAATTTGCCATCGTAGCCCGAAAGCTACCAGAACGGTCAGAGGCCGCTGCGCGGTTGAGCTGGCACAAACACAGCACAGGGATGTTCAGCCTCAGTGCAAGCAGCTTCAAGGCCCTGCTGTTCCTTGTGGTCGCCTCGTAAAGCGAAAGCCGAGCTTCCGGCGGTTCAAGCAGCCCGAGGTGGTCGAGGATCAGCAGGCCCGGCTTCTCGCGATAGGCCAGCGCCTCCACCTGCCGAACGTTCATACCCGTGCGCTTGTTGAATACAAGCGGCAACGCGGAGAGCGCTGTCGTCCCCTCGGCAAAGCGCGTGTACTCGTTGTCCGTAAGCCTGCCGCCGAACATGAGCCGCGCCGATGACAGGCCGCCGATGTTGCCGACAAGGCGAGCGGAACAGTCCTCTGCGCTCATTTCAAGTGACAAGTATAATACCTTGACTCCGTTTCTTGCTGCATTGAGCGCGATTTGCAAGGCGAGCGCTGATTTTCCGACCGCCGGTCTTGCACCGATGACGTGTAACCCGCCGTTAATGAAGCCACCGCCGAGCAGTTTATCGAATCTCAGAAGGCCCGAGGCCACACAAGGCACTCTGCCTCCGACCTGCTCAGAAACGCGGTATCCGAGCTGCATCAGCACCGCCGTAAGCGTTTGCGAATCGCCGCGTGTGTTTTCCTCGGCAAGCCGCTGCAAAGCCTCCTGTGCGCGTCCAAGCGCGTCTGTAGGGTCATGCTCGGCGGTCATCAGTTCTTCGCCGATCTTTCGCAAGGAACGTGCAAGCGCAGCTTCCTTGACCGCTGCTAAGTAAACATCGAGGTTCGCCGTGGTTGGCGTTGTGTCCATCAATCCAGCAATCAGCTTGTCCGTCACATCGGTGCAATTGCGTCCCGCTTCCACTCTGACGGTCAGCGCATCAAAGCTGCCGCTTTCCTCGTACTGATGACGCATCGCCCGGAAAATCTCTTGCAGCGGCACGGAAGAAAACATATCGTCGGGAAGCTCTGCCGCCTCCGGAAACAACGACGGGTCAATCAGCAGCGAACCGAGTACGCCGTACTCGTTCAGAATAGAATTCACGCTCTCACCTCCATGTGTCCGTAGCCTCGTCGTACTGCCTGGGCTTGGGAACTGCGGAAGATTGTTCTCCGCCGTAGCCTTGACGCTCCCAAGTCCTGACGCAAGCCTTCCAATCCTTGATAGGCTTTCCTTTCCCTTGCACCCAGCCGTTTGCAGCGTAGTAATCAAGGAAGTATGCTGCGTCTACGCTGTTTTCCCGTTCGATACAGTAAGCCTGTACTTCCTCAAGAGTAGGAGGAATAAAGCGAGCGCGTGGCGGCGTAGCCGCCTTATTATCTATCTCTTCTCTTTCCTTATCTATCCTTACCTGTGTATCCGATTTGGATACATCTTGTATACATTGCGTATCCACATGACTATACCGTCCATTTTCAGCGATAGATAGGCGCTGCTTTTCTTCGGTGTAAATGGATGGTGTGTAGCGATCACGCTGGATATAATTGTTCACTCGCCAGTCTCGAATTACGCACACACCGGATTCAAACGGGATAACAAAGCCCTTAGCAATCAGCAGTTTCAAATCGTCTCCAGCAGCGCCGACCATTGCCGTAATCCGTTTTGGTGATGAAACAAAACCGTCATCGTCTGCTCTCATACCGAGGTGAAAATAAAGGCTTTGTGAACTTGCCGGAAGGTCGAGAAACGAATCCGTGTCAACAACATCGAGCGAAAACATCCTCCGTTTCGCCATTACCAACCCTCCAAAAATTCCTGACCCATCATCCGTGCGAGCACATCCTCTGCAACACGGGCGACAGCGCTGATTTCACGAGCGCGACGAGACATGGAGCGAATGAAACGTTTGACTTCGTCCTCAGTCGTGGGAAGAAAGTAGCCAGACTGATTGTCGGACAGGATCAGCGTCCCGGCCTTTCGTTCCCGCTGAATGCGTCGGCGAATCGACCTCTCATCTTCTCCCGTGAGCTGGACAAGCTCTGTGAGCGTCACACCGTTTTCGCTACCCCCATGTAGCAAGTCAGAAATAAGTAGCTTTTTTTGCGTCGCTGTGGTATTCTTTTGATGGGAAAGTGTGGTCGCCAAACCGCTTCCCGTCGCCCTTGTCGGTGTTCCCACACCGGCGAGGGCGTTTTCTTTTTTATCCCTCATTATCGATTTTCACCCCTGACTGTTCATTGAGCCACTGCTCAAATGCTTTCACAGGAATCCGCACACAACCGCCTAATCGTACGACGGGAAATCCGGGGATTCTCATCCATCGATAGACTGTTGGACGGCTGGCGTGCATTGCCTCGGCTAGCGTAGTGGGCGTATATGCCAAAATTTCCATCATTCCGTCTCCTTCTCCAACTTAGAGATAGCTTCAAGAATAAGCTTCTCCTTGCTACAGGAAAGAGGAACTCGCAGCCAACGAGTAATAGTTGGTTCGCTGATGCCAATACACGACGCGATCTTCCACAATGGGATTCCCGCGCTTTTTGCTCGCTGCCGCAAAGATAAATTTTCCATTTAGCTATCCTCCTACTTGACTTGCTGAATCAAATCTGCTATCATCGCCTTGATGATGATTTAATTCTACCGATTCGCTTCATTTTTTCAAGTCGATGTAAGTAAAATTTAATCGACTTATTTCTGCAATAGTTGATTTTGCTCGTACTTGTAGGAGGCCTGATATGACTAGGGAAGAACAATCTGTAAAGATGGGAAAGCGCCTAAAAGCCTTAAGAGAAGAAACTCCTTTAAATGGGAAAAAAATGTCCCATGAAAAGTTAAAAGAGAAACTAAAAGAAATATACGGGGTTGAAATCAGTAGAGACAGCCTAATGAACTATGAAGTAAGCGATGTCAATCATTCTAAGTTTGGCACTAACTTAAAAATGAATGTCGAATACTTAAACTGTCTTTCTAGTTTTTATGGTGTATCGACTGACTATTTGCTTGGTCGATCTGACGCTAAAACAGCAAATGAGGATATACAAGTTGCTTGTAAGACAACTGGTTTATCCTCAGATGCTATCGAGTCGCTACGATTTGACCACAGCCAGTCAAAACGGCGCGATATATTCGCCTTTGAAGATTTCTTAATAAAGGAAAGCTATGTTACTTTTTGGGCCGTTCAGATGCGCAATAGTGTCAAAAATATAATTCAAGTTAATTCTCTTCAATCAAAATTAGGCTCAGATATTGTAACGGATGAAACGAATTTTCACCGATGGCTGGCAATGAGTAGCTTTGAAAAATCTTTTAATAAGGCCGTGGAGGAATTTGCCAATCTTTATTCAGATGACTTAAAAATTGCAGACACAAATGCTTATCTCACTGCACGAAAAAACGAGTATGAAAAGTATCTAAAACGTATTGAAGAACTACAGTCAAGCCAAAAGTAAAAAACCGCCCCCGGTGTTGCAGCACCGAGGACGGTTATAGGGGGCAGCAAACTGATAGCCTACTGCCCTCCAATCATAACAAATGCAGGAGGAAAAAGCAATGCCAAGAAAAGCAAATACGCGCGCCGCGTCGGGCGCAGGCAGCATCCGGCAGCGGCCTGACGGTCGATGGGAAGCCCGTGTGACCGTCGGCAATGACCCAGGCACAGGAAAACCGATTCGCCGCAGCATCTACGGCAACACGCAGAAAGAAGTGTTGACCGCCATGCGCGACGCGCAAAAAGCGATCGACGACGGGCTTTACATAGAGCCGACGCGCCTGACACTTGCGCAATGGCTCGATATCTGGCAGAGCGATTATCTGCTCTCGCAGAAATACGGCACGGTCAAGACCTACAAGGCCCAAATCGCAACGCACATCAAGCCCGCCCTCGGCGCGGTGAAACTCACCAAACTCACGCCGCATATCATCCAGGGCTTTTACAACGATCTGCTCGCCAATGGCCGCATTGTTCCCAAACGGGACAAGCAGGGCAAGATCATCAAAAAGGACGGCGTCGCCGTCACGGAGACCGCACCGCTCAACGCAAAGACCGTGCGCAATGTTCACGGCGTTCTGACAAAGGCCCTTTCTCAGGCCGTCAAGGTGGGCTACATCGCACGCAATCCGTGTGACATGGTAGACCTTCCCCGCGTCGAGAAAGCGCAGATCATGCCGCTCACCGATGAACAGGTCAAGTCTTATCTCGCCGCAGCGGATACCGACAACGATTATGGAGATATTCTGAAAGTAATTCTCTTTACCGGCCTGCGTGAAGCCGAAGCGCTGGGGCTGACATGGGATTGTGTCGACTTCAAGAAAGGCACGCTCAAGATTTGCAAGCAGTTACAGAAGCGCCCCGCCGAGGCTGGCGGCTTCCAGTTTGCCGCCCTCAAAAACGACAAGACGCGCATCCTGCGCCCCGCTCCCTTCGTCATGGATATGCTGCGCGCCGTTCGCTCCAAGCAGGCGCAAAGGCGTTTACAGGCCGGTGATCTTTGGCAGGACTGGATAGATCCCGCCAAGCAGTACGCCGCCTGTCGGCTCGTTTTCACAAATGCGCTCGGCGACCACCTGCACCCGCAGCGCCTTTATGCGCATCATAAGAAGATTGCAGCCAAAGCAGGAGCGCCGGACGCCCGTGTGCATGATCTGCGCCACACCTTCGCCGCGCTCTCCCTGCAAAACGGTGACGACGTGAAGACCGTGCAAGAAAATCTCGGCCATGCGACCGCCGCTTTTACGTTGGACGTTTACGGTCACGTCTCAGAGCGCATGAAGGAGGACAGCGCCGCCCGGATGCAGGGCTATTTTGAAAATCTCAAAAAGGCATGAAAAAAGCTCCGTCGATCTCATCATCGGCGGAGCTGCTTTTGTCCCCGTTAAGGGGTAAAACTTTTAATTGGGGTAAACTTAGGGGTAAAACGTATTCTACGAAAACGCAAATGCAACTTTTCTGCGTCAAAAGTGCCTAAATCATGCACCAAAAAGAAAGAACCGCAACCTTTCGGCTGCGGTTCTTTGTGATGCGTGACCAATTTAGATGCATGCTGAAAATAGGAAAAATCGAGAGCTGAAGCGGCTTTGGGCTGTTTCAGCCATATTTTTTGCTTACAATTTCCCGTGATAGAGAAGAATCGAGGGATTTTTAAGAGTGACCAAAATAGATACAGCCTCTCATCTCCAATTTCCGTCTTTGCGCTTATTTCCGCTTGCTGTGTTTTTGAGGATCACTTTCCCGATCTTTCAGCCACGCCTCAAATGCTTGAACATTTTCTTCGCGCGTATAGAACTCGCGAATGACAGGGAGCAGTGCTGCAGCCAGACCTTCGAGCGCCCACAAAGCAGGATCGACTTTATCGAGGTTGTAATCCTCTACATCAGTGACTGTGCCATCCTTATCAAAATGGATGACACTGACGGGTATTCTATTAAACTTCTCATCCATCTTTCTTCGGCTCCTCAACGGCAGAATCTATCTCAATTTGAAACCAGTCGTTTATAGGCCGTCAGGCACTTCATCCGGAAAGTTCTCGGCAAACCAGCGGAAAGGTATAAGGACCATATCTGGCAGGCCGTTTTCTGTTATTACGAAGCCGATGTCCTCGTTGTCAATGCGTTTCAGGATTTCATCCAGTTTTTCGACGAGCAGTATTTGCTCGATGCGTTCCATTTCGGATAGTGGCGGCAGTCTTTTCATTTTGACATCCCCTTATTCCTGCTGTGATGTGCTTTCTCCGGAAGATACAGGGACAGGCTTTAGCGTACCGGTTATAAAATCATACAGCGCTTCGGGCTCTTTGAGACAATACTTCATGGTGCAATCCGCTTCCCATATCTCAAAGTCATCGGCTGCTTCATACAGCCACCAATCGATGTAGTCGTATTGGTCATTGACCGCTTCTTTCAAAACATCTCTAAGAGCCAGAAGATACTTGTTTTCGGTACCGAATACAAAGTGACCATTGCCAACCAGATTGAGCGCTTTACTAAACTGCTCATCAATGGACTCTTGATCTCTTATCATCCGGAGCGCTTTGCAGAATCCTTCTCTACTTAGCATTGGCACCATTCCTCTCCAAAAGTTCTTGTTCTTCTTTCCATATTTTGAGAAGTTCAATCGCATGGCCTTGTGTCTTTGGATCGGCACAGTATTCAAAGAACTGCACCGCGGCTTCTTCCGGCGTGAGGCCATAAGGCTTTAGCACCTCGGTTACCTGTGCCAGCAATTCTGCATCGATTTCTATGGTAATCGTAACTTTGCCATCATCCATCATGCTGTTCCTCCGATATTTTGAGATTGTCATATTGAGGTTCCTCAGAGTAAAAGACCTGCATATCATCCAGTCGGAGACACGACAGTCTTCCAAGAGCTCCTGACCAAGGGTCACCCTTTTCAGGGAGCATACAGCCGCAGTCGATTCCAATCCAGCTCTTTACATCCCATATTGCCATTGGGTTATCATACTGGAAACGGATAGTTGGCGTGTGTCCGAAGATGACTGTGCAGTCCTCCAGAACAGGGAAACTGTCAAATCGCATCCAGACGGCAAAGTCTCGCTCACACTCATATTTATGGCCGTAGGTTTCATAAAGCTCGACAGGCGCTGCGTGGGTCAGAATGAACTGCCTATTGTTCAGAGTAAGTTCTATGTTTAAAGGCAACTTCTCCAGATACTCGAATATCTCCTGACGAATGGTTTTCTTTATATGCTTCAGATAATTATGCGTTATCTGGCCACCATTTCTATACCACAGAGACAGCTTGGGCCCGTAGTAGAGGTCGGGCCACTCCTCATCTTCTGGGGGAGGGTAGTAGAGAGCATTCATCATCATTAATTCGTGGTTACCCAGAAGCATCTTGGCATTTGGCATCGCCATAATCTGGCGAAGGATTTTGATGCCATCTGGATTTCTATCTATCACATCCCCAAGGATATAAAGAGTGTCATCCGGCTGCAGGTTGATTTGCTTCATGACGGAATCAAAGCGCCGCTTTTGTCCATGGATATCAGACATTACATAAATCATGGTGTTCCACCTCCTTCTTTGTAACACGAACAATTACCATATTTCGGAGCGAATAGCTATCAAAAAATCACAATTCACAGATAATAATCCTGATTGGCATTTCCGATGACCTATCAGCCACGGAGTACGGGATGGTTTGTTGGAAAATCTGGACTTGGTTTCGAATCATGAAGATCAGTGTTTCGAGTAAGTCCTTTGAGATGCATTTATCGTTTTCTTTTGCAGCGAGCTTTTGCAGCAGTGTCTCTAAATCAGAGAAGCTGCCCCAAATGAAGAAATCCCACGAGTCGAATGTACTGCGTTCGAAAGCTGGATTTTCTGCACAGATGATATCCTGGGTTTCTGCTGCCAGGTCAGAAAAGCAGATTCTCTCTCTACTAAGAGCCAGCTCATCATGTGCACTAGAGAGAATATCTCGTTCCGGCGCAGTATACAGAAAGTGGTGTCTGAGTTGTCCATTTGCGTGTCGATGCCACTGGTCGATGTTGTACCATTGACCATCGTGGTACAGTTCCACCATGTAGCCAAGCCATTTGCCCATGCTGCATACCTCCGTTTGGCCTTTGCTTTCTAGGTATGAAGATATAAATCTCTTTTTCTGTGAGTTTATTATGATCTCGTCCTTTGTGCTTGGATGATATGAAGTGTCAAAAAAGTGGAAGACACAGCCGAAGAAAGACCTGCCAGTGTTCATCGATTCTTGTTCTGCTAGATACTTTGTCAGGTTGCTTCCTTGAGATCTGATTTGATATTTCTCTTTCATGGAATCCCCCTATGGTGTCAGCCATCACCAAAGATGTCATTGCAAAACTCCGAATAGTCAGGATCTGGGCTTTTGAGAAACACCTCCCAATCCTGCTGGACTTCCTCCATGGTCTTAAATTGCTTCTCCGATTCCGCTAACCGATTCCGGAAGCCAAATTGGTTCCCAGCGAGAATGCACGGAAATCCCCAAAGCATTGTTCCCACATGCTTCCACTGACCGACATCCCCAGCATACTGCAATTTTGAAAACACAGCTTTGACTGTGCGGCAGTATTCTCCGTCACAAGCAAACCAGAGATGTTCCGATTCGACTTTGTCACAGCGCATATAGTAGGGTAAGCCCCATGTGTTAGTGTGCTCCCATTCGTAATTCTCCAAGATGACAGTTTCCTTGTGGAGCAGATGCGCGGGAACGAGGAACGGTATCTTCCTGTAAGCAATGTAGTGGCTGATGTTTTGCTGCCCTTCTTCGAAGGACTGGAATCTAGATATCAGATCCCCAAATTGTTTCTTCAGAGCCATATCAATGGTGAGCTCTCTAAAGAAGCAACGAAAGTCCTCCGTTGTACCGTAATAGTATTTTCCGAAACTGGTAAAAGCGGCAGCAGAATAGTCATCCAGTTCCAGTCGGTAATATCTCGGTTTTTCTCTCATGGGTGGTACCTACCATTTTTCTTCAGGTAATCATCTCCCCCACGGGAGTCCGAAATCCGTGCGCTTGATTTTGCACCAAGGCTGTCCATCTTTCCAGAAGACAATCCCCTCAATCACATGGGTTTCCAGATAAGTGCGGATGCCCTCGAAGCTCCGATCCAGTTCAACAATGTCTTTCCCGTGGGGCTTGAAAATATCGGTATCAAGGTTGTGGGGATTAGATCTGAAATGCGGGCCGATGGCCTCATATGTTCCATCCGGTACAATTCCCATTCTGTCATACGCATCCCAGAACCATTTATCGCTGGTTGCAGTTCGGTCACAAGGTACCCAACAAGGCAAGTGGCCAGTGACAGGGTCTGCGTTCTCCTGACACTTGATTGCGTTAGACGGGACGGGCTTTCCATGTTTTGCATCGTATCTTTTGTAGAAAACACCATTGATGACTGCACAGCAGGCACCGTCCCATTTGATGGTAGCAACGCCTTCGCCGGCCATGACCCAAGCAAGGTCAGGGCTGATATTTGGCAGTATTCTGACAATTCGATGGTTTTCAAATTTTCGTTCAAAGAGAGTGGGTATCTTTTTCATTTAGGTTCCTTTTCGATGTTACTTCACTGCTGCTTCTATCAAGCCATTCCCCAATGGAAATAAATCTCTCGGCATGACTGATTTTTCCAGCACAAGTGTCACAGTAGGGACTGATCCAGCCAGTAGAAACCTTTGTTGCAGGGTTCCCACATCTGATGCAAGTTCTCGCCGATAGGTGCTCATATTTGGGGATGATGTCACGGAGCATCCGCTCTGTACAGCCAAAGTCATACCAACAGAGCGTTCCATATTTCTCCTTGATCTGGGAAATACGGTATTGGTCGAGATACTCGGCATGTGCCAATTCCTCACGGATATCTTCACACATTTGCTCCCCAAAAGCCTTTCGCCAGCCGTCAGGCATGGAATCCAGTTCCGTATAGGAATAGTCGTAATCCTCTGGAACTTCTCCTGTCCAGCGGTTACGGGGCATAAGAAACGGAAATCGCTCAATCAGCTTTTGGTTCGATTCTTTATTCGATTGCATCTGAAACCCTCCTGTGTGTTTTCCTTTAGGTTGAAAAAAGCATTATTCGGACAGAGGTGATTTCTGCCCGAGGGTTTATCGCTTTCCAATCCTTGACCTGTGCGGCGACCTTCTTTTGGATCTCCTCATAATAGCGATACGCACCGGAGCGGTCATTCCATTCGAAATATTGATAAGCCTTCTTGAGTTCATCCTCCATCTTCCGATATTCGTCTACTGAGACGAAGTCCAAAATACTATCGGATTCATCATTCTGAAAGGCCGCTACTTCAGATCGAAGAGCAAATGCAGAATGTTCTTTGCCGGAAGTGTTCAGTAGCTTCAAGATGTCATCGTAGCAAACGGCAATTCGGACACTGTCCTCTGGGGTAAGCCAGTCGTTCACCGATGCCTGTAAATTTCTTGACATTTCGTCTACTGTGAACGGGTGTCCATCGTACTCAAGCTGCCGGTATGCTTTTTCAAACTGATACCTGCTGTCCGAGCGAAGCGTTGGAACAAGAATGAGATGTTCGATAGGCAGCAACTTCATCACTTGGGGGTTGATACAATGCCACTGATCATTTGCCAGAACCTCCGTAAAAATGAAATATGATGTGCTCATCTTACTCACTCCTTTCTGCGCTTCGACCGCTTTGTGATGTAGCCAACTCTCTTGCATTAGCTTCCACATCTCAAGTCTTCTGTCCAGACATAATAAGGAATTGGCGAATGTGTCCCACGTTGGTGGGGTGGGAGATGCGTCATAAGTGATTGCAATGGAATACCCATCTTTCCCTTTTGAGGCAAGATTGGCTTTGATCTTTGCAATCCTATCTGGAGACTTGCTTTCTTCATATGTGAGGCGGTAGCAGGCAAACTTGTATCTGCCACCTTCACTGAAGGTTACCTCCATACATCTTCTCTCAAATCAGTTCTCATCGGGTCCCTCAAACAGCGCACGGAAAAGAGCCACATGCTCTCCCACGAGCTGCGGATACTGGTAGTAAATATGTCGGCAGAGGCTTCGATAAAGATCGATGAAGCGGATCTCATCGCAGAAATCGCAGAGGCCATCCATGATTTGTTCTAACTGCTGCTCGTCGGTGATTTGATCCTTCAGCACCCGCTCGACCAATAAAGAGTAGTGCGCGTATGCTGTGTCTCGCAGGTTGCTGATCCCCTCGACTATATTGCGGAGTTCCTCCATTGCGTGTTGGCATTCATCCATTTGTCTGTCCTCTTTTGTCATATAGTTCTCGCAGCTCTGCTTCTCTCTTTTCTGTGATGGCTTTGCTGTAATAGGTTGGGCGACCTGAGTGGTACTCTTCTGCCATCCATTTATCGAGATCAAAACTCCACTTGTGGGGCCCGAACTCGTCCGGGTAGTTCTCAATGAGAATGTGCTGCTTCTCACGGATCTGTTCCATGATAGGGGCGATATCATATTCCGAGAACATCCTGGCGCCTTTCAGCACATCGAGAATCTCGTTGCCCCACACACGCTCATCAACGCCGCTGTATTTTTCAAAACCGATGCTGTCTGGATGTTCCTCGATTTTACCGCCATAAGAGATCAGGAGACAGTCATCTTTCAGGAAGTGGTTGATCCACAGGTTCGGGATGTACTGCAAGTCGGTAATACCTTTTGTGGAGAGGAAGCCCCACAGCTTATAGTATCTGCCAAAGACATACCATTCTGGGAGATCTTCCTCTTTGATTTTCGTTTTGTGATGTCCTGAAAAGAGAGTGAAGTCATCGTTCTGAATCCAGCACAGCTTGTGGTTTCTCCATACTCGGCGCTCAATAGTGTAGAGATTGCTCTTGAAACGACTCATTTGAAACCTCGCTTTATCATTTCCAGTGACACAACATCGTGGAACAGGAAGCGAAGCTTGTCAATCTGCTTCTCTATGTGCCAGTGTCCGCAAAGCCATGCCTTATAATCCACTTTTTCTTCTATCCCATCAAGCCATCGCTCTGTGCTGTCATCAACCGTGCTCTGATCGATCATGGGTAAAAACGCATCCCGCGGTTCGTACTTATAGAGGCAGGTATGAGAGAGAACAATGTCAATTCTGTTTTTCGTGATTTGATCTTCCACATATGTCTTGATTTCTGCCGAGGGCTGCTCATCAGCAAACCACAGCAGATCGTTTTCCAGTCGGTAGTATTTGTCTACGCTATAAGCGCCGCCGATGACCAGATGCCGGGTCCCTTCCATAGTGAAGATGTCTCCGTCCCTGGCGAAGAGTAAGTTCGGATACTCATCCTCGTACCACACAAGGCCACTATTCCATTCTTTCTGCTTATAGCCCGTGAGAGTGTCTGGACGCCGTTCGTGGTTTCCGTGAATACAGAAGACGGTTGGCTTTATTCTGGCAAGCGCATCTTTGCAATACCGATCCCGCCTGTTGCCGTAATAGTTCGCTCCGACATCACCAAGGATGACGATTGTGTCTGATTCCGTGAGTTCAAAGTATTGCGCAAAAGCAACAATCGCTTTCGCGTTGCCGTGAATATCGCCGGTGTAATAGACCATACATCTTCGTCCTTTCTTACTTGTCCGGATTATAGCATCAATAGAACGAAAAATCTCGCAAAAGCCCAAATCATAATCGTTTTGGGCGAAAACATAATCGTTTTTTGCACGCAACAGACCACAGGTCAATCTCTTAACCTGTGGTCTGTTGCTATTTGATATTCAGTTGATAAAATGATCACCACTCATCCTTGAGGAGATGGTGGTGCGAGCGTAGAGCGTTCTTGGTTGTTTTCAGCACATCCAACAGGACATAGGTTTCATACGGGGTGCAGTTGGCGAAGATTTTCTGCGCCTCGGCATTAGACATCTCAGTCGCACCCGTGAGCTGCCTGTTCAGGAGCGTATCAGTCGACACCTCCAGCGCATTGGCGATGCCAACAAAAGTTTCGAGACTCATAACCTTTGTACCGCACTCGAGATAGCTGATGTATCCAGCGGACTTGTCGATCATGGTGGACAGCACCGCTTGGGAGATACGCTTGTTCTTCCTGATTTTTTGGATTCTTTGACCAAGGACATAGTAATTGAGTTGCATAGAGAAACCTCCTTAAAAATTTTGGCAACTCAATTATATTTGAACCGTTATTTTATAGCGGTACGATTATATAAACTCGACCTTCGCATATTATATACTAACTTAAATTATAGTTGTTAGCTTATATCCGGCGAAGGGGAGGTGAGCTGGTCATGTATGAACAACAAGATCTGAAGCTGGTCGGCTCACGCATCAAAGCTGTTCGAATCAGCAGAGGCATGAGCCAAGCGGATTTGGCAGTCGAAGCTTCTGTTTCACTGCCGCTGATTAGCAACATCGAACGAGGAAAAACGGGGATGCAACTTGAGACTTTCGTCAAAGTGGCGGAAGCTCTTCAGGTATCTGCAGACTATTTGCTCCGCCCAGATGTACCGGAGGTCAAAGCAATCTATCAAGGTGAGTTTGCGGAGCTCCTTGAAGACTGCTCGGCCAGTGAGATGGAAACCATCTTAAAGATTGTCCGAGAGGTCAAAGCCTCCATGCATAAGAAACAGAATAATGATTAATTATCGGATTGGGTGACCAATCCGATAATTTTTTTGTCATTTCCATACCATAGGTCAAGATGCTGACCTATGGTATCTTCTTATTTTTTAGCATTTTCCCTATAATTCACCCAAAAGGGCTTGCCCAAATGCCGGAGGGAAACATGGAAAACACAGAACTGCTGCCATTAGGCGTCGAGCAAAAAAACGATGAGGCGGAACACCCTTCTTTTGACCTGTGCCTGGGAGAAAACTTGGTATCTCCTCTTGTGGCACAGCACAGGCAGTGGTTGAAAAGCATTCGCCATGAAACACCTAATCCCAAAACCCCATTCAAAGTTGCAGTGTACATCCGCTTTTTCAACCAGACGAAATATAGAGACGAGGAATATCTCGAACGTAACAAAGAGGTTTTTCGTGCTACGCTGTCTCAGTATCCTATGTGGGAGTTTGTAGGTTTCTATATTGACAATGGATCGACCGCTCCGTATATGGAGAACTCTACAGCATGGTCTGAACTCCTGTCTGACTGCGATGCTGGGAAAGTCGATCTCATAATCACACAGAAGGTCAGCAATGTGTCCAGAGATGCCCAAGAAATGACGATTTGTGCAAGAATACTCGCCGCTCGCAAGCCTCCTGTTGGCATCTACTTCATATCAGAAGATCTATACACTTTGGCCTCATATTATCGTGATGACCTTCGGGAGCCCTATTTCTTCCCAACATCCGGCTGGAAAATCTTGCCTGATGACGAGCTGGATATGAGAGGTGCTCTCCATGAGTAAATCAGCAAAGAAAGCAGCCGACCAAGCAGAACGTGAGAAAGTACATAAGCGATACTCGAATCGAAGAGAGCCAGATGTCATCTATCCGGCAAAGAAACAGGTCGACTTCTACGATGCAGATGTCCATCAGCGTGTTGCGGTCTACGTCCGAGTTTCAACTGATAATCTCGGTCAGGAAACTTCCTATGAACTTCAGAAGAACTATTATGAAGAGTTCGTCTTGAAGCATCCCAATTGGAAGCTTGTAAAGATCTACGCCGATAAAGGAATCTCGGGCACTTCGACAAAACACCGCGCTGAGCTAAACCAAATGCTCACTGACAGCAGAGCCGGAAAAATCGACTTGATCATCACTAAATCGGTTTCTCGCCTTGCCAGAAATACCGTTGACTGTATTACTATGGTGCGGAATCTTGCGGAGCTCCGCAATCCAGTGGGCGTTTTCTTCGAGAGTGAATGCATCTTCTCGTTGAACGAGGATACAAACATGCCGCTGTCTTTTTTGGCTTCCATTGCGGAAAACGAGTCCCGCATTCGAAGCCGCAGTATGGAAGTTTCGCTTGCTCAGCGGTTGAATGGAGGACTTCCTCTGACACCCAAGCTGTTGGGCTATTCCCATGATGCTGACGGCAAGTTGGTGATCAATCCGGACGAAGCGCCGACCGTGAAGCTCATATTCTACATGTATCTGTCCGGATATTCTTCATCGCATATTGCAAAAACCCTCGAGGCACTTGGTAAGAGGACATTCCTTGGTAATTCCAAGTGGACTTCCGGCACCGTAATTCAGGTCTTGAGGAATGAGCGGCATTGTGGTGATGTTCTCACAAGAAAGACATTCACGCCTGATGTGATCAGCCATAAGTCCAAGAAAAACAGAGGGGAACGGCAGCAGAGCCTGTATAAAGGAGAACACGAGGCAATCGTGTCGAGAGATGACTATATAGCCGTTCAGCACATGATCAATAATGCGAAATACGGCGGAAAGTCTATTCTGCCGGAGCTTCGAGTGATTGGATCTGGCGTTCTAAAAGGATTTGTCACGATTAGCCCTAAGTGGGCAGGTTTCAAGGCAGCCGATTATTTACAGGCTTCTATGAGTGTCTACACGGACGATACATATTACGGACAGCCTGCAGAGGGTGACGCCACATTCGAGGTGGCAGCTGGAGATTTTGATTTGCGCGGCTTTGAAGTTACGAATTCATCTCTCTTTGATGCGAACAAAAGACCGTATGTCTTATTTCAGAGCAAACAAATCAAGTTCAGCACAGATTGCGTCAGGCAGTTTGGGAAGGACAATAAAGTTGAACTGCTGATTCATCCGGGATTGCGGAAGCTCGCTGTTCGTCGCGCCTCTAAGGATTCTCGCCAGTGCGTACAGTGGTCAAGACCTGACGATGGAAAATACTATGCCAAAGAGATACCATGTACCGCATTTGGTGGAACCCTATTCGAACTGCTCGATTGGGAAACCGATTTTAAGTTCAGGGCCTATGGTAGACTCCTCCAAAACGAAGGAGATTCGGTGTTCCTATTTGATTTGAGTGAACCTGAGATTTTTATCCAGTCCTATCTCATGACGGGGACAGATTCTCCCATCAGCGGCGACGGTGAGCTTTCTCCTCTCTCCGTATCAGGAAAGCGTATTCGGGCAGTTCCTAAGAAACTGGCAGACAGGTTTGGTAGTGACTTTTACTCTCACAGACTTACCTCATCTTCACCGGAATTACAAAGTGAAGATGCATGGAAGCTTTGGCTGGAAGGCCAACTCTTTGAAACCGGTGAGAAGCTTCAAGTCACCAAGTTTGATGAAATGCAGCGATTCATAGCAGAGCAATTAGCCCCCATAAAGCAGATGGAAGAGGTGGATTTTAATGCCTGAAAAAAACGATATTCCAATCTTTCGGAATCTTGATGGAGTGTACTACCGCGTGGTTCGTGATGGTATACATGTCAACAGATGCTTTTCTGATTTGTCCGAAGCCGAGCAGGATGTGATCATGGCAGAGTATAACACGGAACAGCTCAGACGGCTTTGTCGCTATCTCAGCATGAGCCTACGCCAGATTGGAGATGCGCTGAATCTTGTCAGAGACGAATGAAAGGAGAGCAGAATGGAAGTAGAGAATCAGGTTTCTTTCATCTCACCGATGCTGCAGAATACTCAATTCGGCAATATCGATGATGAAACTACCATTACCTTTAAGGAGGATGCGGACACGCCAATGACAATCGACACATCGGCACCAGGCGATGTGATCGAACTTAGTGACGACTTCGATTTTGATGGGTATCAGGTGGTTCGTAGGGAGTTCTTCGCTCATACTTTCGAGCCGTCTATCACCTTCAACAATTACAAAGTTTATGTCAATACTGCTTGCTTGAACAAGTTTCCCCATGCAGACTGTGTCCAACTCTTGATCAATCGAGAGTCGCACATTCTTGCGCTACGCCCTTGCGCCGAGTCAGAGCGAGACGCATTCGCGTGGTGCAACACATCTGGTGGGAAGAGGAGGCCCCGTCAGGTGACGGGTAAGTTCTTCTTTGCAAAGCTCTTTGAGCTGATGGACTGGAATATTGATTACAGGTACAAGCTGATTGGCAAGGTCATCCATGCTAATGATGAGTATCTGATTGTATTCGACTTGAACGCCTCCGAGATTTATCAGCGTATTGCAAAAGACGGAGGCAAGCCCAAGACTGCGCGTACACCTGTATTCCCAGCCGGTTGGAAGGATCAGTTCGGTTTGCCCTATCGTGAACACCAGAAATCTCTGCAGATCAATATCTTTGACGGATACGCGATTTATGGAATCAAGGATAGCTCTGTATCCTCCACGGCATCCGTGGAAAATGTCACATCAGTCCATACCGCATATCAACCAGAGGTACCTGTGCAGGAGGGGAGTGTAAATGGGTAGTACGGATAACAGCGCGATCATGACCATTGACTTAAAGTGGAATCGCTTTCGCATACATAAGTCCACCCTGAACAAAATGGGGAATCCGCAATATGTTCAATTTCTGGTCAATCCAGAAGAAATGTTCATTGCTGTACTTGGCTCAGATCGGCCCCTCGCTGGTGGCACCTCCAACCGAGTGAAGTTGGTTCAAACATCACGCCATTATTCTATTGAGTTCTACAGTAATACACTCCTGTGTGCTTTGGTCAACATGATTGGTACTCTCGACTTCCAATACAGTTATCGTATGAGCGGAGAGGTGGATGTTGCAAACAGAGTAGCCTATTTCTCCATGAAAACCTTAAAGAAAAATGAGAGGAGACCTCCCAACGATGGATAAAGGATTTGCGGTGTTGGAGATCGACCCGGAATTTAAGACGCTCATTCGACCTTTACGGAAAGATGAGTATCTTCAACTCGAAGTAAATCTTGCAGTAGACGGTTGCAGAGAGCCGATCATCACATGGAATAACATCATTGTTGATGGTCATAACCGTTACGAGATATGCAATCGACTTCACATTCCCTATGCTATACGAGAGATGCCATTTGAGAACCGAGAGCAAGCGATTGTCTGGATCTGCAGCAATCAGCTCGGCCGCCGAAATATCACGGAGGAAACCAGACGATATCTCATTGGAAAGCAGTATGAACTTGAGAAAGTAGCGCGTAAGCATCCGCCCAACATCAATGGGTTCAACCAGTATAAGCGGAGAAACAAGGGTGAGCGAGGCGATACTTTTCGGCGCACAGCCCAGAAGTTCAGCGCTCAATACAATGTATCTACTGGATCTGTGCAGAAGTATGCGATCTTCAGTAAGGCATTAGACGTTGTTGGACAGGCAGACCCCGAACTTCCTGGCAAAGTGCTTTCTGGCACTTTCAAAATATCTCACGAGAACCTTGTGGCCCTTTCGAAAATGCCGCCGGAAGAGATCAGGCGAATTGGGTCAAAACCTGAGGACCTGCAACACCCCTTCACCAGTTATAGTGATACGCGAAAAGAATTTGCTGATACAGACGAGGAGCCAGTCGAACCTATGCAGGAGACTTTACCACTTATCAAAATTACACCTATGCACGATCCAGATGCTGAAATCGCCGGTTTGACTCTTACAGTTCCGTCGTGGGTCAGTTCCATTGAAAGAGCCAGAAACAATGCGGACATGAATGCTGCATCCACGGGCGCAAAAAGCAGACTCGAGGAAGCACTGCTATCACTACAGGAGAAGGTGTCCGAGATGCTCTCAGATATCAGGGAGGTAGACTAATGCAAGACTTCAGCAGATTTGTTCCGAATGTCCACTTCGAGCAGATCCCGATCAAAAATCTCGTATCTAATCAGGAATACCAGCGGCCATTGTCTCAGGCTCAGGTTGAAAAAGCCATCGAGGATTTCGACCTGAACCAAATCAACCCGGTAAAGGTGAGCCGTCGTGATGGTGTCAACTATGTCTTTAATGGTCAGCACACCATAGAGATCGTTGCCACTGTGTCTGGTTCAAGAGAGACTCCTGTTTGGTGCATGATTTATGACAGCTTAGATTACAAGAACGAAGCGGACATTTTTGCAAATCAGATGAAGCATGTGCGGCCGCTGAAGCCTTACGAGATATTCATGGCAAATATCGAAGCGGGAAATGAACAGCAGCTTGTTATTAAGCGGCTGGTAGAATCCTATTCTCTTTCTATCGGGCCGACCAAAGCATATGGCATGATCTGTGCGGTTGCTACGCTGGAGCGGATCTACACCAAATATGGTTACCATGTGCTTGACCGAACTTTGCGGCTCTGCGTTGGTACATGGGAGGGAGATATCGACTCTCTCGGTGCAAATGTATTGGCTGGCGTTGCAAAGATGGTCGTGGCATTTGGCGATCAGCTTCGTGATGAAACCTTTAAGGAAAAGGTCGGCTTCATGTCTGTTCGTCAGCTTTCTCGCATTGCTAAAGAGCGCGGTGCAGGCTCTCTCGGCTATGCCGAAGCTATGCTTGTTGCATATAACCGAAAATGCAAGTACACCTTACGAATGACGAAGCTGCATTCTGGGAAGGTTGCGGTAGCAGATGATTTCGTAGAGGAAAATGAAGAACCGCTTGCAGATGATCCTGTCCTTGAGGAATAGCACACGCGGAATGCTCTTTGGCTTGTGACTGGCAAAAAAAGATCCCCCTTGCTCGAAGGGAGATCCGATGGTGAATCAAGCTGTGTTATTCAAGAGCCAGCGAGAAGGCCGGCCGCATATATTCCTGTGCGCTCCGGCTTAATCCGCATTCTGTTGCCAGACGATTCCAGTTATCTCGGACGGTTTTCAGGACATCCGCCGCCATAGCAGTTGCGTCCTTGGTGCTGA